TCTTTTAAAATATCATTTCTTAGTAATTTTTTAATCTCTAAAATCCTTTCTTTTGATACTTGTTTATTGAAAGCCATATTCTCACCTTTATTAATTCCTTTACAAAAAATCATATTCTCCGACATTCTTAATCCTTTTGAGTAGTCACAAGATTTACAAAAGTTACAAGAGTCACAAAAGTCACAAAAGTCACAAGATTTACAAAAGTTACAAGAGTTACAATAGTCACAAGAGTCACAAAAGTCACAAAAGTTACAAGAGTCACAAGCGTTACAAGACTTACAAGAGTCACAAGAGTCGCAATAGTCACAAGAGCCACAAGAGTTACAAGAGTCGCAATAGTTACAAGAGTTACAATAGTTACAATAGTTACAATAGGCACAAGAGTCACAAGAGTCACAAGAGTCACAAGAGTCACAATTTATTAAATTTTTATTATTCATATTATTTATTGTTAGTTAGTTAAATAATTAATCGCTCCACTTATTAGCCGTTAGCTCCCATGTAATGTGATAGTCTCCCCCGTCAGTTCTCCCTCTTCCATTGCCTTCTTTAATAGCCATTGCTATTGCCTCTAAATCAAGGTCGGTTAAATTTTCGCTCCCCTCCTCATCAATCAAGTTATCCAAAAAATCTTGTGCTTCCTTTATCTTTATAGACAAAGGACTATAAACATTTGATAGTTTATTAGCTTTATCTTGTAAGATTGATTTTATAGCTGTAATATTACTCATTTCATTTAATTCTTTTATTGTATACATATAATTATTATTTAGTTTATTAAATCTCTATGTACTTCTTCCCAATTTTGTTTATTAAATTATTTATTTTAACTCTAATTCAAAGCCAATAATACTCTCAATAACTTTTTTATCTGCCTCGGGTATTTCTAGTATTCTTTTCCATTGTTTTTCTGTTACTTTTTTCCATTCTTCAATCCAGTCCTTTTCGTTTAATTCTAGCTTTAAGTCTTCTAAAATATCACCTCTTATTAATTCTTTAATCTCTACAAATCTCTCTTTTGTAACTTTTTTATTAAAAGCCATGTTCTTCTCTCTATTAATCCCTTTACAAAATACCATATTCTCCGACATTTTTAATCCCCTTGAGTAATAGCAAAGTTTACAATAGTTACAAGAGTAACAAGAGTCACAAGAGTCACAAGAGTTACAAGAGTTACAAGAGTTACAAGAGTTACAAGAGTCACAAGAGTAACAATGTTTACAAGATTTACAATAGTTACAATAGTTACAATAGTCACAAGAGTCACAAGAGTCACAAGAGTCACAATAGTTACAAGATTCACAAGAGTCACAATAGTCACAAGAGTCACAATAGTTACAAGATTTACAAGATTTACAAGAGTCACAATTTATTAAATTTTTATTATTCATATATTTATTGATTGATTAGTTTATTAAAATTTCCTGCTTTAGTTATTCCTCAACTATAATCTATTTTCCTTCATTCTTAAATCGCATATTACATATTCCTCAACATTAAAGTAGAAGTCAATTATTGATAATATAAAGCTTACAATTGAACAGTCGGGACTAAAAACATGACCTCTATTATTATCTATATTGTCAATCTCGGATCTTACGTCGCAAACTGTGGTTGCCATATATCCATCATAACTTACATTGCTGGCAAGGGCTTTATCAATTGCTCGTCTATTTTTTATTATATAATTCTTATACTTTTCAATATCCTCAATTTGCAAAACTAGGTCAATACTGTCTCCTTCAAAATTGTATTGTTTTGGGCTATATGTTACTAACTTTTTATATTTCAAGCCTGCTATACTCAATGCTTTTGTTATCTTTTCTTTAAATTCAATATTAAACTCTTTCTTTATATTATTCATACTTGCCATGTATCTAATACCCTCATATCTGTAAAGGTTAAAATCTTTATTAAATAAATCGGCTCCATTATAAGTTATATTTTTCATATAATAATTATTTAGTTTATTAAATTATTCACAAGAGTGACAAGCGTTACAAGATTTACAATTTTCTATAACATCACTTTTCTTTATTAAAAGTTCTTTTACATGTAGAATCTTCTTTTACAACTTCTACAACTCTGTAATAGTTTTTATCTTCTTCTTTTCCCGTAATTTCAGCGTCTTCTTTTGTTTGCATTTCCATGTATTTTTCTGCCTCTTCTCTTGTTTCAAATATATCATCAAATTGGCTTCCGTCCTCTACTACTTCTATTTTAAATTGATTTTTTGTTTCGTTTTTCATGGTGTAGAGTGAAACAATTTTCTTTAATTCCTTTAAAGACATTTTTACTTCCTCTGTGGTTATCATTGAATTTTTTTCATCTTTGTATATAGATATTTTAGTAGTCTCTTGTTTCAGTGTGATTATACCGTCTTTTTCTGTTGTATTATTTCTTAAAATTGTTTTACGCATATATTTATTGATTGATTAGTTTATAAGATTATTAGTTATTTTTTTAAACTCTCTAAATGGTCAATAATTGCATAGATTACCGCGCTCCATATATCATAATGACAAAGATATTGTGCTTTTGATAGTATATCAAAACCATTCAAATCGTTCTTATCCTCGACGTGTTCGATGTATCCAACATTTAAGTTTGATTTGTTCAGCCATTTAGTCAAATCACTTGTGTAGATGTCAGCTTCTACTAACTCCATATAATCGAACTCTTTTAAATCTTCTATTATTTTAAAGGCATGCTCATTAAGTGCCTCTAAACAGTAATACATTTGTATATATTGTGTTTCCTCGTCACAACTTAGACCTTCCATGCTGTCTGATAGTACTTTGTAGCACTTACTATTATCTCTGATATGTTCAATTTTAAAACTGTAGAATAGGTCACCCTCTTTAACATCATCATTCTTATCTTGCACTTTGATTACATCGATAAATTTATCTAATTCTTTTTTGATATTCATATTATTGATTGTTAGTTTATAAGTTTCTAAAATAATGCCCGTTGTCATCGGAATAGTCTTGCATAATGTCCCTTGATGTAGACTCCCAGTCAATGTGAACGTAAGAGGGTAAATCTTCAGGAATATCTCCGCACTCCTTTAGTAATTCCATTACAAAGTCCTCATCAGTTTTATACTCCCCTTGATAAGCTTCTTCTGCTTCGCCAGCTTCCGCGTATTCCTCGCCGACAATACCGATATAAGTTTGATTGATAGCCTCATCTAGCCCGTTCTCCTTGCTCATTTCTTTGGCTTGTTTTGTATTATCCATATAATTAGTTTTAGTTATTTAATTAGTTTTAGTTATTTAATTAGTTAATTTCTGATAACATTTACATATCTTCATCGTCTCCAAATTCTCCAAACTCTTCAAACTCTCCAAACCCTAGAAAGTCTTTTTGTTTATCTGTTAGCTTTCCGTAAAATCTTTTCTCTATCTTAACATTTGAGAAGATTTTACCGTCAATTTCAATATCTGTAATTATATCTATAATCATGTATGCTCCTAGTACTTCCTCATATCCCATGCCTCCGTCAATAGCTCCAGTTTTCACGTCTTTATTAATTTTATCCTCTAGCTCCTCTAGTGTATCGCTTTCGTATTCTCTTGCCTCATAGATACCTTCTCCACCTCCCCAATATTTACCGTATACCTTGCCACTTGCTTTATAAGATTTTTTTCTCTTTCCCATATAATTAATAGTTAATTTGTAAACTTGATTATAACTCTGCTAGTCTATTCTCTAGCACCTCTATGGTATTGTTAATCTCTGCTTTTTGCTCTTGTAATTCATTTATTCTTCTCTCTGTCATTGTAATTTCTAAATGATTGTCGTTCATATAATTATTGATTGTTAGTTTATAAGTTTATTAGTTTATTATTATTCAAAGATTTCTAGTGTCTTCCTTAATGTAAAGAAGAAATAGAATTTTAAAGAGTTATTGAAATAATTATCTAACTCTCTTCTTCCGATATTATTCAATAGTATGGTAAACTTTGATAATGTTTTTTTGTTTTTCATAGTATTGATAATTAGTTTATAAACCTTCTCTCTCTTCTTTCTCCTCTTGCCTGGCTTGTCTCTCTTCTTCTGATAATTCGTTGATTGCTCTTTCTTTGTAATTCATACATTTTTAAATTAATTTTATTAGACTTTTATTTCCCTCTATCATCTTGTTAATCCCTTTAAACGTTTAGCATAAGCTAGCGAATAAATAGATTTGTTAGATGATAGAGTGAAAAGTTTATGTAGGTAAGTTGTAAGCCTTTAGTTATTAAGTGCTTAACTCTTATCTAATAGTATTATATCAAAGATGTCGACACCTGTCAAGGGTAGAGCGTGCTAATATGGAGTAGTATTTACGGGGGTTTTGTGGCTTGTTTTTTTATGTTATCTATAAACTGTTTTTATATGTATTTATCTGTAAAACTGTGGATAACTTGTTTGCTGTGTGGATAAGTTTTTTGTGGGTTAGGTGCTGGATTGGTTGGTTGTATTATATACATGCCTGTACTTGAGGCCTGTTTATAGGCCTTACCGCGTTGTGGCCGGTTTGCCACGTCTATATAATACGCCTCATATATATACATGACGTCTAGTCATGTGTCACTCATACATAGCATAGGGCTATGTCTCCTTTTTTTATATAATACGCCTCCTTTTCAAATAGCTTGTTATAATAGCCTCCTTATTTCGTAGCGTGGTGGGGTGTGTGGGAGGGGGTGACCCCTTCCATACCCCCCACTCTAGGTTGTTCAAAAATGGAACCATACCCATATCCAGCGTGTGGTAAAGCGTGTGGTAAAGCGTGTGGTAAATCGTGTGGTAAATCGTGTGGTAAAGCGTGTGGTAAAGCGTGTGGTAAATCGTGTGGTAAAGCGTGTGGTAAAGCGTGTGGTAAAAACCCAACAGCCTCTCAAAAAGCTTTTGAAAAAATATTTTTTTAGTTTTTTATGATCAAAAAGAGTGTATATACTTGACGGGACATAACTATTCTGTTATGTCACATTTTTAATGACTAAGCTTAGCTAAAAAAGAGCAGAATGTGACATAAGACATGAAATATAGGGAAAAAACTTTCTTAAAAACATCAAATATAAGCCTCTTTTATTTTTTAGAAAAGTTTTTTTCTCTTTTTAGGGTTCTTATGTCACATTTGAATAAATAATTACTAATATAAGCCAAAAAAGATGTGACATAACAGAATAGTTATGTCCCGTCAAGTTAACATTTATTTACTAACATTAGCTAAAAAAGATGTGACATAACTATTTTCTTATGTCACATTCATGTCACATTTTTCCTACTATTTGTCAAATAAGCCCTAAAAATTCGAATCTAGCACCCAAGCTCCGCTTCACAACTTGTGAATGAAAAGTGTAGCACCCAAGCTTTTTTGCAATTTTTGATCATACTCCGTTAAATTGAAAATCTAGCACCCAAGCTTTTGACATTTTTATCATTTGGTATTAAGGTGTTGATATGTTTTTAGGAGGAAAAAAATCAAGTATGAAACAAATGGCTTACGCAAAAAGAATACTCGGTGGCCAAGGAGATTCTAAAAAGCAGATAGCACTCAACTCTGGGTACTCTCCGCAGGTAGCCAATTCTGTTAAATCTCATATCGAAGACAAAGCTGGATTCAATCACGCTATGTCTGCTTTGGCATTGGAGTCTAATAATCTCGCACTCTCAGCTCTGCATGAGTTTAAGGCTAGAGGGTTTAAGGAGTTTACTAACAAGGAATTAGTTGGAGCGTTAAATGCTATTGGCTCCGCTTGGTCTAAGTTCAATGCACAACCAAAAGAAAAGGATCCATCAGCCTCTGGAAATAAACTCCGGACTATCGTCCTGAATCAGATTGAAAATCAAACAAATAATGAAGCTCCGAAGGTTAAGGAGAAGGTTAAGGAGGTTGTAGAAGTAGAGGATGTAAGCGAGCCATTAGATTTTTAAATATGAAACTACATCAATTTTACAAAAGATTCGAAAACACTCCAAAGGATGAACGATTCAGGCCTGTTAACATGACCCCTGAGATAACATCCTTATTTGTTATATTCAAAAGACTGGGAGATGTGCGTGCGCAGAAGAGATACTTCGAAAGTCAGGAAGCTCACTTGCTGGCGCAAGCTGAAATAATTTACAAAAATAATAAGAAATAAACAATATGTCAATAACAATGATTGATCCGTCAAAGATATCTTTAGTGAATACTTTTATAAGTATGGCTTTTGGATTAGTAATTAGCTTGATAGTAATATTTTTCATAGAAAGAAAATAATAAATGAAAGAGAATCAAAAACAACATAACGAAAGAATAGTTGAGGAGCTTACTAAGAATCCGAATCTTATTAAAGATCAGGATTGGAGATTGCATAACCTCTACTGGATTGTTACTAAAGATGGAGACAAGCAAGTCTTTAAAATGAATCGTGCTCAGAAACATTTCTACGATAACTATTTAAATATACCAAGACCTTACCATAGGCATATTATTTTAAAATCCCGTCAACTTGGTTTCACTACTTTTATTGATATTTTCATTCTAGATTGCATACTATTTAATCCTAATAAGGAGGGGATTGTTATTGCGCATAAGGTTGAAGATGCTACTTCTATATTTGACAAGAAGATTGAGTTTGCTATTCGTAACATGGCTGATGATGTTAAAGGAGCATTTTTCAAAATCAATCACCGTTCTGCGAGGAAGGTGCAGGTTGTTATAGACTACGGGCCGGACCAGGGTTCCACTTCTTCTATATCGGTTGCAGTATCTGGTAGGTCTGGAACATATCACTACGTACATATTTCTGAGTTTGCTAAATTGTGCGTTGCATATCCAAAGAGAGCAGAGGAGGTGGAAAGAGGAACTTTCCCGACTGTTCCATTCGATGGGTTTATTTTCATTGAAAGTACTGCTGAAGGTATGGCTGGAAGGTTCTACGAAATGTTCCAACAGAATTGGATAACTCGAGACAAGATTACTCCTCAAATATCGCAAGTAAATTTCCTACCTCATTTCTACAACTGGCAGTACGATGATATGGAGATGAAAAAGATTCACGAAAATATTTCTACAGATGATATGGATGAGTGTGAAATAGATTGGAAATCCTATCAGGTTGAACATAAATTATCGGACAAGGAGATCACTTATTACTATATGAAATGGTTGCAGTTCGGTGGAAAGAATAGTCCGGATGCTATGAAGTCGCTGATGCAAGAGTACCCTACTACTGAGGAGGAGGCTTTCTTATCTACTGGCCAGACTTATTTCCCTACAGCTAAAGTTGCTAAACATATGTTGGAGGTTAAGCATGGAACTAAAGGTGAGATGGGGTACAATGAGGTTGGAGAAGTTATTTTCAACCCTGTGTCATCTGGATCCATGGAGATCTTCAATAAGCCAGAGAAAGGAGTCCAGTATATTGTTGGAGGAGATACAGCAGAGGGGCTCGCCCATGGAGATGCTCAAATATTATATGTTATTAATAAGAGAACCGAAGAATGCGATGCTGTTTACAAGTCTCAAGTAGGTCCGGATGAGTTGGCGACTGAGGCATATAAGGTTGGAAAATATTACAACTGGGCTATGCTTGGCATTGAGGTTAACAAGGATGGACTCTGGGTAAACGATGCTCTTGATAAATTGGGATATATAAATCTGTACTTTAGGAAGATCTTTGATGATATTACAAAAAAGACTACAAAGATGTTTGGATGGAAGACGACTTCCGCGACCAGACCATTCTCACTAGCTGCACTCAAGGCTGTATTTTTCCGAAAAGACACAGGCTTTCCAGCTGCACTTCTTAGTGAGATGTTTACTTTTGTTCGAAACATAAAAGGTAAGCCGGAAGCTATGGATAAGAAGAATGATGATGTAATTATGGCTGCGTCTATTGGATATGCAATACTTCAAGAACAGGGGACTCAGGCTATGGAGACTGGAGACAGTAATACATTTTCTCACATGAAGGCTATATTTTCAGAGCCTCAGGATGGAGTCGAGAGAATAAATCACTAGATTGATTTCTTGACGAGAACGAGTAAAAGTTAGTATAATGTAAAATATATAAACTATATTAAAAATAGTATGGTAACTAATAAAAAAGACTACAGCAAAACTTCAAAAGATAGCGAAAAGAAAGAAGACGTAAAAAATCCGACTATAATTTTTTTGGATGATAAAAAGACAGAGATGAAAAAAAGTCAGTATCGAGTAAGGTTCGATGCTCTATACCAGGAGATTGATAAGAATATAATGAACACTCAGGTTTCTTACGGACAGAAATTATACGAGAAGAGTGGTTGGGGATCAATGACATTTTATAATAAGATGGCTAACGGTGCATACGATATAAATGTGTACCCACAGAAGATTACTGATCGTGATCAGAATAGATCTGGAGTACCAATCTCTCAGGAGCCAATTGCATTTTCAAAAATTATGATTGCTACGCAGGTTCTGGCAGGAAAGCTTCCGGATGCAGAAGTTGTAGCAGATAATAAAGTATATGCTAGAGCTGTATACGAGCTATGGAAAAGGAACTGGTCAATGACCGGTGGAAACGGAGCAAATACTTTAATGATTACATATCAAAATCTATTTACATACGGATGGGCAGCGCGGAGAGTATATCCACGTAGAGTAGAGGTGAAAAGAAACGGAGTACCTAAGATATTATTCGACGATATATATAGAGAACCAATGGATCCAAGCAGAACTTGGCTCGGAGTTGGATTCAATAATGGAGATTACTGGTCTCAAGGTGAAGCAATCTACGAAAAAGACATGCTGAAAGAAGAGTTTTTTGAAAAATATCCAGAAGCAAAAAATAATAAAGATAAATTACAGTACATTGGAGTGACCGAAGAGTCAAAAGATGAAGACATAGAGAATGCTCACACTAGCGTGACAATACGTTATTACGAAAATGTTTTATCAAACAGATATATTGTAGCTTGTGGTGAAATGGTTATATATGACGGAGAGTTACCGAACGATGGTTCACATGGATCAATTATAGTTGCTCGTTGTTTCCAAAAAGACATGAACGATCCACATGGAGTAGGTCTTTATGAAATGATGAGAGGTAACACTGCTATATATACATATATAAATTCACTTAATGCTCAACAAGTTGAAGCTGAAATATTTCCATTACTTTTTGGAGCTCAAGTTCAAAACGGTTCATCTACATATAAGAGGGGACCAAATATTATTAATCCTAAGAACCCAGGAAGTGACATTGATGTTGTAAAGACATCTGGAAATGTTCAACAAGGTATAATGTACGGAGATAAGCAAAAAGAAAATATCGAAGCAAATACCGGTATTAACAACATTGTAGCTGGAGCTGGCAGCGAAGATACACTTGGATCAACTGTTATTATGAAAGAGGCTGCTTACAATAGATTAACAGCGCCTAGAAATTCAATGGTAACAGGGCTCGAGATGGATGCTCATATTGCAAATACATGGATGATGCAAATATACCCAGTAGACAAAATTTTCATGATTGACTCCGACGAAAGACTTAGTGAATTCTCTAAACAAAATCCAGACTACTTCATTGAGTCACAGGACGTTATAAATGAAGACGGAATTCCTACCGGAAAAGCTGCAGTAGCATCTAAGAACTTGAGACTTAACTTTGACTTTGATCAGGAAGGGAACGTAAAGGACAACGTTGCAACACGTCAAATATCAACAAAGGGATTATTTGACGAGATGAAGAACTATGGCCATATGTCAGACTATGTTGACTTTATTATTGATCCAGACTCAATGCTACTTCCATCAATGGAAATTCAGAAGCAAACATACATGGCATTATTTCCTGTGATCACTAATCAGATTACACTTATATATTCAATGAGAAATCAAGATCCAGAAGGAGCAGCTTCTCAGTTAATGGCTCTAGAGAAATTACTTGAAGTCCAGAATGGTGATATATTCGATTACATACAGAAAGCAGATTATGATGCAATCATGGCACAACAACCATCAGATACTCAAAGGAAGATGCAAGAAGAGGAGATGCAGCGAGCAGCCAGAGAAACAGCTATGCAAAACAAAGCTGGAAGTGGTGGAGGAGGAGGAGGAAGTAGTATGTCATCAGGACAACAAATGTCACCGGACGGAACATCCCCAATGCAACCACAAAGCCCAGGAGAAATCCCGAGACCACAGAGTCCAATGGGCGGAGCAATTGATGCAAGCGTAGGAAGGGCAGCTAATGGTGGATTTTTCCCAGGTTAATTAATAACTATAATATATGCCAGAAGAAATTAATAAAAGTTTAAATCAAAAAAAGATTTCATTAGCTGGAAGCGAACACGCTCCTGTTATCATAGAGTTAATGAGAGATTGTATGTCTCAAAGCCCAATAGTTGCAAAGACTCAATGGGATACTATTGTAAATGCAATTACATTAGATGTTCAGGCAACCATGTTAAGGAACATGGTAGATTTACTAGAAGAGATTAGAATAGGTAAATTACATGAAAAAAAATAATATGAAAGGAAAAGAAATTAAAAAAGAAAATTATACAGTGCAAATTGGGTACTCCAAAGAGTCTAAAGAGAAAAAACTTTTAAAGTTTATTTCCAAGTCTGGAGATGAATTCGAGATAAGCGCTGAGGAGCTATCTTCAATGCTTATTGGAGGAGTCAATCAAGACACTCTTGAGGCTACGTTTGTTGAAACTGACAAAGTAAATGTAGTAGAAGTTGGAAGACAGTTGAAGTGTGTTATGGATAAGGATATGAAGAAGGGTGAGAAGTTTAATATAAACTACGCTCATCCATATCCGCTAGAGTTTGCTATCATAGAACAAGTTTGGGGGATCGCGAAGATAAAAATGGATGTACCGGCTATAACCTTAACAAAAGAATATATCGAAGAGACTAAGAAGAAATTGAAGCCAGAGCAAGAGAAGTTTATAGAAAGTTTCTACAAAGGCTTTCAAAATATTAAAGTTGATAAGAAAAATGATTAATATAATTTATTCCTCAACTCTCTTTCTCAAGAAAGAGGTATTCATGTTATTGCTCTTTAGCCTTTTATAAGTTGGGCTAGAGAGTTGAGGAATAAATATAAGATAATTTAAAAACTAACCATCGTCACCTCCCACGATACGGGATGGAAACTATATGGAAAAAACAACAAAAACTCAAGATGAGTTAAAAAAAGAGAAAGAAGCTTTGTCTGCCAAGAGGTCAGCAGCAGCAAAAAAAGGAGCTGAGACAAAAAGAAAAGCAGATGCAGCTAAAAAAGAAGAGGAGACTACAAAAATAGAAACTACAAAAGTAGAAACTACAAAAGTAGAGACTACGAATGAGTCATCTAAGAAAGAGGAGAAAAAGAAAGTAGAGGAAGTCACTCTAATGAACGTACTTGGAGAAGAGGTTCCTATAACCGATTATTTTTACAACGGTTCAACTCCTGCTGGATTTAATGGAACATGTGGAAGGCCAGTTGACAGAGAGGATTTAATAACCTTGTTTCACAAGATTTTTAAGAAAAGTGATAACATCCTATTCTACAAACAGCTTGATAGAGAGGTATATATTGTAATTATACCAATTAAGTATTCTAAAGAGATTGGTGATTTTAACGACTCAATAGATGGAGATTTCCAAAAACACGCAATTTCATTCCTGAATGAGGGGTCAGTAAACCTAGATACCATGAGAAAGAAATTGGAAAAGATAAATAATTTCGTGAATTATTCTGACAGATAATTTGCGCAACGACATAAAACATTATATAATTAAATTAACCATCGGTACCGTTCACGATACGAACGGATAAATATATGGCTATTAAAAATAAAGAAGAAATAGAGACAGATAAAAAACCAGAAGTTAAACAAGACGTTGAACTAAAGGTGGAGGACGAAGCCGAGCTTGATAAAGCATTGGCTGATTCCATAGCATCTGTTAAAGCTGGAAACGAACTTGCTCTTGAAAAAGAGGAAGACAAGTCTGAGGAAAAGAAGGAGGAGACTCTAGAGGTTCCGAAGAAGGAGGAAACCAGCACCCCTCCTGCTGAAGCTGGGAAAAAAGACGAAGAAGAAGTTAAGGATGGATACGAATTTCGTATTCCAAACAAAGGCAAATTCGAGTCTGATGAGTCATTTGAAAAACGAGTTGAACTTTTAGACTTAGTCAAAAAGAGAAAACTTGCAAAGACTGAAGAACAGCGTGAGCAAATATCAGAAGAAATTAAAACAGCTAAGAATAATCTTAAAACTATTAATGGAACTGATAGGTTTGTGAATCCTCTTAATGAAAAAAAGGTGGAAGAAAAAACCGAACCGACAGAAGAAGAGATTGCTTTAAGTAATGACAAAGAACGGTTTAAGCAACTTGGCGGAGCGACTAAAGAAGACATCGAAGAGATAGTTCAAAATGAGCGCTTGGCCACAGATGTTAAAAGTACATTAGATACCTTTGTTGGAAGATACAAAGAACTTGAAGATGAAGATATTCGTGAAGTATTCTTTGACTTCGTTGACTCAAATTACAATTGGCAGAATAAGGGAGGTAAAGAGTTAATGACAGTCCTAGAGTTAGCACGAGAGAGCATGTTCAAGCCCTCAGAATCAATTCAAGAAAGAGTATTGAAAGGTGCAAATGTTCAAGAGAAGGTTAATGCTATGCAGTTTCCAGGTGGAACTATATCAAAGACTGATGTCTCTCCAGAGCTACGTAAGGACTTAGATGAACTTATTGAAACTGGAATGTCAGAAGAAAAAGCGATCGAACTTTTATCGGACTAACTAATCCTTTAAATTAAAAATATGTCTGTAAAACAAGCTACATTAAAGAATACAAGACAATTATTGGAAACAAATAAGGAAGCAGCTACAGTAACAACACTAGGAAACATTATGGCAATAACAGCAGGTTATGCCGTAGATGCTGATAGTGGTACTGTGGCAGCTGATTTGCTAGGTGTGTGTAATGAAACAATTGCAGCAGCTGATGCAAAAACTCGTATTCCATATATTGCTCCATCAGATGAAGATACATTTATCTTTTCAGTTACTAATAATTCAGATGCTACCCATAATGGTCAAGCCATGGTACTGACTGATGCAGTAACAGTAAACAATACCGGTACAACAAGTCCTACCGGAATCGTAGAGCAAGTCGAACCCTACGGAGCTGCTAGTGATAAATTAATCATTGGTAAATTTTTGACTAAATAATTTATTTTTAACATAACAAATATATGGTAGGAACAATACAAGATTACGCAGTCATAGTGAACAATGTTTTAAAGCATGTTGCTCCAAAATGCTCACCGACTGTTCGTAGTGAATACTTAGACTTTATGTATAAAGTCAAAAACGGAGAAAGAACTTACACAGATGTTGGTGTTACTGGCTTAGGAATGGCTCAAATAATTCCAGATGGTGGTATCGGTGCTTCTGATGCTCCAATACAAGGTTATTCAAAGAATTATGTTCAAATGCACTTCACAAAGAAAGTACGTTTAACTTTTCAGACTAACTTCTTTTTATTCGAATCAGCAGCAGCTAAAATTAAAGGCCAAGTAAAGAGTAAGATCGTTGACGGAAAGAACGCTATTGAGCATGCTAAGAATTATTTAGCTCAATCCCTATTAGCTCAAGGATTCAATACTTCATTTACATGGACTCCAATTAATGCAGTAGGAACATCAACTCCTGTTTCAACTATTGGCGCAGATGCTGTAGAGTATTGGTCTCAAGCTCATCCTCGTGAAGATGGTGGTGCTGCTTGGTCTAATGTTATTGTTGACGGTGCAACAAGTTCACCTCAATTTACTTATTCATCTTTATTGGCAGCTCGTAGACTGCATTCAATTAAGAAAGATGGAAGAGGTCATCCACTTATTTCTGATTTAGATTGTTTAGTATGTAGAAAAGGTTCAACAACTGCTCAGTTTGCAAAAACTATTAAGGGTACAATTGACAAAGGTTTAGCTCCTCAACAGACTAACCTATTCAATAACACTCCAGCAACTGAAACTTTCAAGATTGTTGAACTATCTCCTTACCAAAACCTAGCTATGGATGGATTAATGTGGGGTATGATGGATACAAAGATGATGAATGAAGATTACGGATTCAAATATATTGAAGCTTTAGCAACACGTGCTGAACCAGCAGTTATTGATCTATTAGGTAATCAGGATTTAGTATTAAACTTTAATTCACTTGCTGTTCTGGGTGCTTCTGACCTTCGTGGTTGGATGTGGTCTGACGGAGATGGAAATACTGTTTAACCTAATCTTTCTATTGAGTCCCTAATAGCTTAGGGGCTCAGATAGTAAGAGTAGTTAAATAAATAATAAATAAAAAAATATGTTACAAGATGCCCACTCAAAAAAAACATCAGAAGCTGTAGCAGCACCAGTTGGTACGACTGAATTAGTTGCAGCTCAAGAAGATGCTTATATTTATATTCACGAGCTTATCGGAGATTTAGCAGCTGGAGGAAATCTAACAATCATGGCTGGAGATAGAACTCTAGCAGCTTTTGTTCTTGACGGAGGTCAAGGTATTACAGAACAAGACGAGCCAGGAATGGATGGCGTACCTAGATTCGAATGTAGACCAGGAGAAGCTTTCAAAGTAGTAGTTACTGGTGGAACTTTTAATGGTTCTATCGATTATAGTTTTAGATATTAAAAAATTAAAAATATGGATGAATTTACTAAAGAACAAAAAGCACAACTTAAAACCTGGGCTGAACAGAGAGATGATCTTCTCTCAGAAATTTCTATCCTAAGAATAAATGAAGAGAGATTACGTGTAGTAAACAAAGACTTATCTAACTCTAATTCAGACATACAAGTAAGTATTGGTGAACTTCGTGGAAGGATAGAAGAATTAAAGATTAAAGAATCAGAGCTTCCTGGAATAATATCAAAGGAAGTATCATCTTTAGAGTCCGAGAAAACAGCACTCGAGACAGAGATTAGTAGTTTCAATAAAATAATAACAATATTAAAAACACAGAAATCCTCACTAGAGAATGATGTAGAAAAAGAGCTATATACTTTTAAAGTAATAAAAGGGGAAGCTCTTTTATTAGATAAAGTAGTTGATAGAGTAACCGATGTTAGCAAGAGAAATTCTGATAAAATAGACTTATTAGTTTTAGATTTAGCAAGAAGCTTAGAAGAAATAATAGCAGTTAATAAAAAGAACGTTCTTGAAACGAATATAGTTATAGCTAAAGTTCCGAAAATGATTATGGAGTGTCAAAAACATGGTTTAATAAACAAGAAAATTTAAAAAATATATGGCATACTTAGCAAATAAATTAGGAGACCCAAACAATCTAGGTTGGTTCGCAACCCCAGAAGCTCTCGAAGCAGCCTATCCGGTAGGTGCCGATGGGTATTTTGCTATGGTGGGTTCAACCGATACTATATGGTCATGGGATTCAGATACTAGCTCATGGATAGATACTGGCGCAACTGGTCCTCAAGGACCTACAGGTTATACAGGTTATACTGGATATACAGGATATACTGGAGCAACTGGAGATACTGGCCCTACTGGATATACTGGTCCTATCGGTCCTACTGGAGCAACTGGTTATACTGGATTCACTGGAGATTCCGGAGCAGACTCAACTGTAACTGGTCCAACTGGAGATACTGGTCCTACAGGATATACAGGGCCTATTGGTCCTACTGGATACACTGGCC